TTTAATAAAAAAAGCTATTAAAAAAGGTAATAAAGGATTTAATGTATAATGGCGACTGATTATAATAAAATATTTAATGAGTTAATAAATGCTTCTGCTTCTATGAAAAAACATTATACAAATATTTACAAAAAAGAAAAACTTAAAAAAGGAGTTAGTCTTGGTATGGGTGCAAGTGAAGCAAAAAAGAAGAAACAGCAATGGTCTAAAATTACTACTAATTTAAAAAAACAAGTCATAGGACAAAGTAAAGGTCCGGCAGGAAAATAATATGGCAACTGAAAAATTAAAAAATCAAATGAATACATTTCTTACTCCTTCAACGGAGACTAGTCCTCGTATGGGATTGTATGATGTTAGTACACCACAAAGTGCAAGAGAAGGTACACCTAAAAGATTATTCTCACCCGAAAGAGCTAGGTATCAAGAAGGTGATGTCGTAACTGACGATAAAAAAGAATACAACAAAGCTTTATCTGTTTACAGTAAAATGAAACAGAATGGAGCTGACGATGAAACCATTGCCACATATATCGGTATGCCAATGTTAAACAAAATTAAAATGAATAAACAAAATGTAACACAAATGGCTACTGGTGGTTTAATGGGGGGAGACCCAAGATTAGGAAGAATAGAAGATGTTGGGTATCAAGCTTACGCTGAAGGTGGCGAAGTAAATGATGAACCAATGCAAATAGAAGAATTACAACCCGATGTCTCGATGCAAATGGAAACAGCAATGATGCCGGGAGACGATGTTGAAACAGAAGCAACAATAGATACTTCTGTACTAACATCAGATGAAGAACAAGTTTTAGAACAAGCACTAGAAGAGTATCCAAGATTAATGGATATTATTTCTAAGATGTCTATGAAAGAATTTACCGGTGAAGGCGAAGTTGATGGACCGGGAACAGGAACATCAGATTCAATTCCTGCAATGTTATCAGATGGAGAGTTTGTTTTTACTGCTAAATCCGTAAAACAGATTGGCGTTGACAGATTAAGAAAAATGATGAGAAAAGCAGAAGATGAATATGATAGAGATATGGGAGTTCAAGATGCAAATCAAACTGCACCGGACCAACCCATGATGTCTAAAGGCGGATTATTATCCGTACCACTATAGAGCTACCCGGGTAATCACCTAGGCACTCTATATCGGCTACTTTTACAATAACGTAAAACCCCAATTAACTAAAAGAAAGGTGATTAAAAATGGTTGAAAGTAATGAGAACACTTTATTAAATAAAGCTACTTCTCAAAAAAGTGAAAGCAACGAAGCTAATCCTTATAATATGAAAAAAGATTATATTGATTATGACCAACAAAATGAAAATGCATCTAAGCCCTTCGCTGATGCAAATACAATAGCGGTTAAGAAAGACCCTCCTAAAGTTGTTGTGGACTCACAAGAACAATTAGAACAAGAGGACACTCCGGAAGAACAAGCTGACCAACCTTATAAAAAGGTTGACTACAAAAAGAGATATGATGATTTAAAAAAGCATTATGATACTCGAGTTAATTCTTTTAAACAAAGGGAAGAAGAACTTTTAGCAGAAGCTAGGTCTAACAGACCAAAATATAAAGCTCCTAAAAGTACGGAAGACCTTCAAAATTTTAAAAAAGAATATCCCGATGTTTATGATGTTGTTGAATCAGTAGCTCATTTAAGGACTTCTCAAGAACTAGAAGATGTAAAGAAAGAAGTAAATTCACTTCGTTCATTAAATCAACAAATTAGTAAAGAGAAAGCCGAAGCCAAACTAGCAAGGATGCATCCAGACTGGGAAGAAATTCGTGAGTCAGATGATTTTCATGGTTGGGCTGAAAGTCAACCCGAAGAAATAAAAGGATGGGTGTACGGAAACAATTCAAATGCTGAATTGGCTTCAAGAGCAATAGACCTTTTTAAACAAGATACCGGCAAGTCAAAATTAAAAGAAACATCTGGCGATTTAATTTCTGCTTCTGAAATGATAAAAGTGAAGAACAGTAAAGAAATCGGATATGGTTCGAAAAAAATTTGGACTCGTTCTCAAATAGCGGCTATGTCTCAATCTGAATTTGATAAGAATGAGAGTTCCATAACTGATGCTATGCGAGATGGTCGTGTCGTAAATGATATGGGCAATCGTAAATACGCAGGTTCTGGTAACCCAACTTACTAAATACTTATATAAGATATAGTCATCACATTAACTTTTAATTAATAAGGGAGAATACAATGGCTGTATTTCAAAATGCCGGTGGTGCTGCAAACAATAACTTTAATGCAAGTACTTCCGGTCAGACTAATGAGTTCTTCGTACCAGAAATCTTTTCGAAGAAGATTCAAAACTTCTTCAGAAAATCTTCTGTAATCGAAGCAATAACTAATACCGACTATGCAGGTGAGATTGCTGCATTTGGTGATACTGTGAAAATCATCAAAGAACCAACAATCACAGTAGCGGCTTACACAAGAGCAGCTTCTACGACTAAACAATACTTAACTGACCAAGAGTTAACACTTGTCGTTGACAAAGCTAACTCATTCAAATTTATTGTAGATGATATCGAAGAGAAATTATCTCACATTAACTTTGCGTCAGTAGGTGCGTCTAGTGCAGCATACACACTAAAAGATACTATGGATTCAGAAGTACTAACTGCAATGTTTGCAGGAGTATCGACTTCTTCTCCAGACCATCAATTAGGTGGAGATACTGCAAACGCAGCAGCAGCTTCATTAGCAACTACTGACCCAATCGATATGGGTAATGGTAGTTCTGAAGTTAGCCCTCTAAAAATCATGGCTAGAATGGCTAGATTATTAGATGATTCATCTGTACCAGAAGAAGGTAGATGGTTCGTGGCTAAACCAGAGTTCTATGAAGAACTAGCTGATACCGATTCAAAACTAATGTCATCTGACTTTAACCAAGGTGACGGAGGTGTAAGAAACGGACTAGTAGCTTCTGGTCAAATCAGAGGATTTTCTATGTACAAATCTTCTAACGTACCGGCAACTAGTAACGCAACTGGTCAATGTTTAGGTGGACATATTTCATCTACAGCAACTGCTCAATCAATACTTAACATTGAGACTCTAAGAGATACCGATACTTTCGGTGATATCGTAAGAGGTCTTCATGTGTATGGTAGACAAGTTCTTAGAGATGATGCTATGGTAAAAGCAATCTACACTATCGACTAATACTAACTTATATAAAGGGGCGATTAAGTTCGCCCTTTTATTCATTTACATATAGAGAGGACAATATGGGAATACCTAAAGACGGAATTAAATATGAAGATGTTCTTACTCGTCATCAACCACATATGATGAAGGGTGATAACGCAGCATCAGTACACCATGGCAAAGAACTATATCCAAAAAAATATGGCGTGGTAGATTTACGCAGAGAATGTGATAAAGGTGAAATGGGTACAAAAGGAAGAGAAAATTTATATCCAGAAGTAAAATTAAACAGAGTATAATAAATTATGGCAGCTCCGTTTAGAACATTTTTAGATTTATGTAATACTCTTATAAGAGAATTAAATGAAGTAGAATTAACTACTGCAAGTTTTAGTTCTGCAACAGGAATACAAAAATATATTAAAGATGTTATTAACAGAGCATATTTTGATATTTGTAATGCAGAAGATAAATGGAGTTTCTTAGCAGTAGGAGACCCATCAAATGATTACTATGGTAATGTTGCAGTAGATACAGTAGCCGGAACAAGATGGTATAAATTTAATTCATCATCTACAGGTGTAGCTACTGATTATAGTTTTATTGATTATGAAAATGTTACACTAACTGAAGAAGGTGCGTCTGGTAAATCAGCACCTTATGAAGTAAGAAATCTTAATCCAATTACAACAGAGTTTTGGACTAAGCATTATGCTATATCCGAAGCAGTAGATAAAAGCGATGCTCAAACATATGGCATACCACAAAGAATTATTAGAAGTCCAAAGAATGATAGATTTGGTTTATCTCCTATACCAGATGGGATATACAAAATTTATTTCTTTGCATATTCTCAACCAACAGAATTAACAAATCATGGTGATACTGTAGTATTCCCACAACAATATACAACAGTACTTTTAGCAAGAGCTAGATACTATGTACATCAATTTAAAGATAACATAAGTCAATCACAATTAGCAGATGCAGAATATAAAAAAAGTTTACGAACAATGCGTGAACAATTAATAGAACCTTTTCCTGCAACAATGATTGATGATAGATTACGAATGGTATAAACTATGGCAGAGCAAGGTGTATCAATTACTTGCGAAGGTGGTTTAGATTTAGTAGGTACAACACATACACTATTTCGAACTCCCGGAGTCGCAACAGTTTTAGAAAACTATGAATCATCTATTCATGGTGGATATCGTAGAATAAATGGTTTTACAAAATTTGGTTCAGCACAACCTAGTGGAACAGATGATATTGAAGGTATCTTTCATTATGCCCTTGGAGTTGTAGCGTGTGCCGGTAGTAATATTTATTACAGTACGAATGGTAATAGTTGGACACAAGTAAATAAAGATACATACCAATCTATTACAGGAACAGTTAATGTTTCTTCGGGTTCACCAACAGTAAATGCTCATGGTAGTTCTACATCATTTACTACAGAGTTATCTGTAGGTGATGATATAAAAATTAATGGAGAAATATTTAACGTTTTAAGTATTACTAATGACCATGAATTAACAGTAGATGGTAACTTTGCAAGTTCTGCTAGTAATACAGGAATAAAATTAAATGGAGCAAATGATTCACAATTATCTAGTGGGTCAGTAATAGCTAGAACAAATCAATCTGATTGTAAGTTTGCTGTCTATGAAGGCGATACTCAACATGGTGAGTTATTTATTGTAGATGGAGTAAACAAACCTGCAATGTTAAAGATAACAGTAGCCGGTGGAAATAATACTTATAGTTTTAAAGAAGTAGAAAGGTCTGCTCCAGATAAATCAAAGTTTGCTACAATATTTAGTGAACGATTAATTCTTGCAGGAGACTCAGATAACCCACAAGTTGTATCATATAGTACAAGATTAAAGCCAGAAGATTTTACTGGAGCTTCAGCAGGTACAATTGATGTCGGTGATAAAATACAAACAATAAAACCTTTTCGTAATAAGTTAATTGTTTTTTGTGAGAACAGTATATTTCAAATTTCTGGATTAGATAGTACTCCAGTTGTATCTGGTGTCACAAAAAATATAGGATGTGTTCATGGGAATACAGTTCAAGAGATAGGTGGTGACCTTGTATTTCTTGCACCCGATGGTTTAAGAACAATTGCAGGTACAGCTCGTATTGATGATATTGAATTAAGTTCTATCAGTAGAAAAATACTACCTTTATTTAGAGATAATATTTTTCCAAGTTTATCTAATATTGAATTTGCCAGTATGGTAATAAGAGAAAAAAGTCAATATCGATTATTTTACTATAAGACTGGAACATCTAATGCAGCTCAAAAAGGTATAATAGGAACATTTAAAATATCTTCAACAGGTGCGGCAGTTTACGAGTGGAGTGAAACAAAAGGTATTCCGGCTAGAAGAGTACACGCAGGAACAGATAATAATGGTAATGAAGTTTTATATCATGCCGAATTAGATGGTAGAGTTTACAATCACGATACTGGTAGTAACTTTGATAGTAGTAATATAACAGCAGTTTACAAAACACCAGATTTAGATTATGGTGATTCGGGAGTACGAAAAACTTTATACTATGTGAAAACAAGTATTAGGTCTGAAGGAAGTAACAATAATTTAACAATACTTCCTCGATATGATTTTGAAAGTCCAAATGTTCCACAACCTTCAGAGATTAGTATTGGAGCATTATCATCAGTTTCACAATTTGGATTAGCAGTTTTTGGTTCGGGGATATTTGGCGGAACACAATTCCCTCAACAAAGAACAACATTAACAGGAAGTGGATTTACAAATAACTTTAGAATAAGAAGTTCGGGAACACAATCTTCATATACAGTATCTGGATTTTATGTAGACTTCATACCGGGAGGAAGAATATAACTTATGGCGACATACACTAGACAAAGTACTTTTGCAGATGGCGATACTATTTTTGCATCGTTATTAAATAATGAGTACGACCAATTAGCTTCAGCATTTAACGTATCAACAGGACACACTCACAATGGTTCTACAACAGGTGATGGTGGTCCTATATCTACGCTATTTAGTAACTCATTAACATTTGGTACTAATGCAAATTCAGATATTGCAGTTACATTTAATGCGTCTTCAAATGATGGTGTCATTACTTGGATGGAAGATGAAGATTACTTTCAATACTCTGATGATATTTTATTAAGCACTTCCGAAAAACTTTTATTCAGAGACTCAGCAATTTATATTAATTCATCTACGGATGGACAACTTGATATTGTTGCCGATACCGAAGTTCAAATAGCAGCAGCTACACTTGATATTAATGCTAATGCAGATGTATCTGGTACATTAACATATGGTAGTTTATCTGATGGTTCTATAACTGTTACAGCATTTGTCGATGAAGATAATATGTCTTCTGATAGTGCAACGTTAATACCAACACAACAATCAGTTAAAGCTTATGTTGATACACAAGTAGCTACAGTACCAACAGGTGATATTACATCAGTTGTTGCAGGTACTGGTTTAACTGGTGGTGGTACAAGTTCTGATGTAACATTAAATGTTATAGGCGGTACAGGTATTGATGCTAATGCAAATGATATTGCGATTGACTCTACTGTTACAACTCTTACAGGTTCACAAACTTTAACAAACAAAACTCTTACTACTCCTATAATTTCTAGTATTTCAAATACAGGAACAATAACCCTTCCAACTTCTACAGATACTCTTGTTGGTAAAGCAACAACAGATACCCTTACAAATAAAACTATTGATGCTAATGGTACTGGAAACAGTATTAGTAATTTAGAAGTAGCAGACTTTGCGGCTGCGTCTATTATTATTGAATCAGAAGGTATTGGTTCAAATGATAATGATACAACATTACCTACAAGTGCCGCAGTAAAAGATTACGTTGACACACAAGTACAAACAGCAGATACTCTTGGAGAGTTAACTGATACAAATGTAACTAGTCCGGCAGATGGAGCATTATTATTTTATGATACAGGAACATCTAAATGGATTGATAATGTAGTATCTGGAGATATAACTATTGCCGATACAGGTGTTGCTACTATTGCAAGTGGTGCAGTTGAATCTGGAATGTTAAATGCAAATGTTATTTCCGGACAAGCGGCAGAAACAAGTTTAGATAATACAAACGATACTGTTCTTATCCATGATAATTCTGCAAGTGCATTAAAGAAAGTTACTATAACAAACTTATCAACTGCTCTTGGTGGTCTTTCAGAAGTTTTAGGAGATACCTCTCCACAATTAGGAGGTAGTTTAGATGTCAATGGCAATGCTATTGTGTCAGCTTCTAATGGTAACATTGCTATTACCCCTAATGGTTCTGGTAAAGTTATCTTAGATGGTTTATCTCATCCTACAGCAGATGGTTCAAATGGTCAAGTATTAACGACAGATGGTTCTGGTAACTTATCCTTTACAAGTAAAACAGTAGATACAACTAATTTAGTTGATGATACATCCCCTCAACTTGGTGGTAACTTAGACATTAATGGTAATGACATTGTATCTACATCAAATGCAAACATTGACATTTTACCAAATGGAAGTGGTGTAATTAACCTTGATGGTAACGGAAGTTCTGGAGGTGTCTCAGTATCAGATGGTTTAATAGATATTAGAACAGGTACAGGTAGTGTGTCTAAAGTTAATTTTTATTGTGAATCATCAAATGCTCATGCTCAAACAATTCAAGCACAACCTCATTCCGCAGGAGTAACAAATGTACTTACTCTTCCTGCCGGGGGTAATCAAGAATTTGTAGGTACAACAGCAACACAAACTTTAACAAATAAAACAATTGATGCAAGTCAGCTTTCTGGAACAGTAGCTAATGCTCGTTTAGACGCAGAGTTACAAGCTCTTGGAGGATTAACTTCCGCAGCAGATAAAGGTATACAATTTACTGGGTCTGGTACTGCGTCAACATATGATTTAACAGCAGCAGGTAAAGCATTATTAGATGATGCAGATGCTTCTGCTCAACGAACAACTTTAGGTCTAGGTTCAGCCGCTACATTAACTGCGGGAACAAGTGCTAATAATGTTGTTCAATTAAATGGTTCATCACAGCTACCGGCTGTAGATGGAAGTCAATTAACTAATTTACCGGGAGCAAGTGCAGGTTTTGCAGTTGCAATGGCTATTGCATTATAAGCTTGACAAATCGGGGAAAAACGTTATAATATATATTAACTAAAGGAGTAAAATAAAATATGGCTCAAGATTTTGAAAACGAATTTGCAAGTTCTATTTCAAACAGCTCTGGCTCACCTACAACTATTGTAACTGCAAATAGTGACGATGCTTTGATATCAATAAGATGTGTCAATAAAGCATCAGCAACTGCTACTGTATCTGTTACAATTACTGATAGTGGGTCAACAGCTTACTTTGTAATTAAAGATGCACCAGTCCCTGTTGGCGGTTCGCTAGAACTGATTGACTCGGGCAGTAAAATAGTCATGCAAAACGGAGATGTACTAAAGGCATATGCCGATACAGCGTCAGCAATTGATGTCCTTGTATCAAGAGTAGATGCTATCAGTACATAATAGGAGATTAAGATAAATGGGATACGTTGGAAATACACCGGCAGAAAAATATGCTAGTTTTGCAGTACAAAACTTTTCAGTAAGTGCAACTGCAAACTATACACTAGACCACCCTGTAGCAAACGAAAATGATATTCGTCTTGTTATAAATAATGTTGTACAACATCCGGGTTCTGGTAAAGCATATACAGCAAGTGGAACTACTTTAACACTTTCTGAAGCAACAGCAGGAACAGATACAATGTATTGTGTATTCTTAGGAAAAGCTGTACAAACAGTTACACCTTCTAATTCAAGTGTAACAAATGCAATGCTAGTTGCCGATAGTGTCAATGGAAGTAAAATAGCTGACGATAGTATCTCTGATGAACATTTAGATATAACAGCAATCACAGGTCAAACAGC